TTAATCTTCTATATTTCGTATCCAATACTTTGGTTTTACCTTTTTGCTATCCGCTCCCGCAAGCAAGGACTGTACGTCAGTTTTATACTTATCCTTTTCTTGGTAGTATCTTATTAGCGCCGGAATGGAAGCATAGCTTATCTCTCCAATATTAAGTGGATTTAAACCTAGACCCATACAGCAAATTGAAATCAAAGCAGAACTTAACTTTAAACCCATTCCCTTCTTTGCCTTAATCTTATCTCTATATCGAGCCTTCGCCTTAATGCGCTTAACCCTTGGGTCTTCATCAGGGTCTGGAGGTTCAATTTCTTTCTCTCCCATCATTGCACGAATGGTGTTTTGAAAATCAAAAAATTCATCCTCTCTAATTATCCTCAACTTTCCTATATCATTGGTTATTTTTAATGTTTCTTTTATATCCCCAACAACAATAGCCTTCTCTTCATATAAAAACTGTACTGGTTCGCGCAAGAAAAAGTAAAAAGCCTTTTTTATTTTTTCTGCCATTTCGGGATTCCGATATGCTGAGCCTAATAGGTGTTCCAGAGGTGTCATTGGTTCTTCTTCAATCCCCTTCTCCCTATACATATCTTCAATCTCTTCTTGAGAGGTTGATAGCACCCTGGCATAAAAAAGAGCCTCTTTATTTCCTACAACTTCATTAACTGATGGTGGATATATTAAACACTTTCCATGGAACTCTACCGGAAGCTTTAAAAAAGCAGATATATTAACCATAGTTGATAACCTCAAAAGACATTTCATAACAGGAGATCTCTTCTGTTAAGAAATTAAGGGCAAAGTCTCCACCAGTAATTTGACCTATGCCATTTATGGTTTTACCAACTAAACTGCGTTGCACCTCTCCCATAATGGAAAAAGGTCTTAAGTTAGGATCTTTTATTATCCATTGAGTCAACGGTACGAATACCTCAACTACCAATGAAATATTCCTAAACTCGTCATTTTCTGGGTCTCGCTCTCCATCAGCAACTCGAAGTACGATAATACTGTTAGCGGTTTCTTTTGGACCAACTCGGGGAACTACTTTAATGAGCTTCTCAAAAATCTTTTCTTTAATATCTTCTGCAGATAAATCCGCTTTGTGGAGAGGATCTTTATCGGTGTAATATAATAATTTCAAGAGTTTTTGATTGTTTTGTAAGCGCACTACTATTTTTTGTAGTGCAGGACCAAGCTCTGCTAAATTTCTCACCAATTTAATTCCCTCCTTCTATCCAAAAGAAGTCCTCCTCATCGTCTCCCTCTTCTCTTTGTGGTGGTTCAGTTAAATCATACTCATAAATTGGATCAACTGAAACATATGCGACACCTTCTGTTGATTGTATATCATATCCAGTAACTCGGTAATATTCCTGGAAAGGTTTTTCTCCGACTATCAAATAATCGTCTTTTTTTAAGTGTTCGTTTCTTGGTAGTATAAAGAAATTTAACTTCATATTTTCGCTATAAATAGCATCTGAACGACTTCTTGAACGTATTTCGTCTCTTAGCATATTGTTTTTTTGTCCGAATAGATATGCCCAAGAGTATCGAACTTTCTTATCTCTACTTATCCAACTTATAATGAGACATTCGCAACACAATATAACGATTATATCCACTAGCTTTAATATGTTCTAAATAGTAGACCATCCAAGGAGTGTGTCCTTCTGGCCTCCCACCAAAGGTTTCTCCCTCTTCGTCCTCCTCGATATCAGGTATCATTAAAATAGTTCCTGCTGGTATTTTTACAGAGGTTCTTGTAAGCAGGTAGTGTAAAGTTCTTGTGTCATCCTGTCGATATTTTTCAAAGGTTACGGGTATTAAGTTACCATCATACTCGATATCTGTTCTATAAACACTCTTCAATAGATAATGTTCAAACTCTTTTTCCCGCTGTCCTTGAAGTCGGGATTGAAAGTCTAATCCATATCGATTTAATCTTTTTCTATAAAGATCTAGATAACTCATTTTTCTCCAACAACCCCATACAATCAAATATAGTAGTTCTAAAATGCTCATAGCGTAAATAGCGCAAGGCCGCCAGTTTGTGGTATAAGGTGTAATAATGAATGGATTTTCTACTGTCATCAAAACCCAGTAATTCTATTAATATCGAGTCTAAAAATTTTTCCCATTCTCTACCTTTTTCAAACTCACATAAAAGCCCAAATAATTTATTTTTTAATTTATTGTTATAAGCTTCAAGTACATCTTTATTGTCCATCTTTACCACCTGCCAATCTGCCGTAGTTGAAAGGTCTTCCATCAATAGATCGGTAGTAATTTCTTTCTAACCTAGATGCCGCTAATCGCTCTGCCGCCAAAGTGTCAATTAACTTACCAAGTAAATTCCCTGGCGAAAAGTCTCTTTCAGCATACATAGGCTTTACATTTTCCCAAGTTAGTATACTACGGTTAAGCCATTCACATTTCATATAGGTCGCTAGAATTTGAATTTCCGTGTTGGATAAATCTTCTTTAAAACCATTTTCATCTCTTTCTAATGATACTCGTGGAAATTTAAATAAAGGAATTGCTCCTTCTAGAATCTGGCGCAGGTCTGCCTCAATATCTGCTGGCATCCAGTTTTCCCATTCATCATCTAATATTTTCGCCAAAAAAGCTTCATAAATACGTTCATAAGGAGTCATATTAATCCTCCTCGTCCTGCTTTTTCAACTGAACCGCGCGCACTATGTCAATGCCGGTAGCTTTTTTCAGTAGTTCTGCGCGATCCATGATTGTCAATTCATGCTCAATAGCATAGTCAACTAAACTTAAAACCTGTTCTTTCGGGAGTTTCGGCAGCAACTCTTTCAACTCATGTAGCGGCGCCAATGTCAAGTAACGCCGTCTCTGCTGGTCTGTTAGTGTAATAGTATTCACTGGTTCTGTTGCTCCTTCTGGCTCTAGCCCTAAAGCAATTTTAACTTCCATATCATCTATACCTAATATGCCTTCCTTAAACATAGCCTCCACTCCTGGATCATATATGGCTTCCATTAAGTCATGAAGGTCAATAGGCTTCTTCGCGCCTTTGCGCTCCCATATCCTTCTCAATCGAAGGTCTGGTACATTTATTCCAACTCTTCCATGTGATAAGTTCTCAACTATAACTTTTTTATTTTCCATAACACTACTCCTTTTACTCATTTTGTAATACTAGAAAGAGGAAGAGGAACCCCTCTTCCTCTCTTGTTATTATTTTACTTATACACCATAAGGGGATTCAAAAGTTTGGGTAATGCCTGTGTTCTCATAAATTGCCCAATTGTAATGTGTTAATATTGCAGCACCCATTTTCTTGTATACATGAATTTCCATTGAGTTGTCCCTATTCTTAAAGTCGTTTACCTGAGTATCTCCTTCAAGAACTACCTTAACTACTTTCTCTCCACCAGTTGGTAGAATGTAAGCTAATCTAGGATCAATCCAAGTTTTTTGGTTGTTCTCATCGACAAATGATTGAGGAATTTGAACGATTGGAGTACCACGGAACATAGTAACATATCCTTTCTCATGAATTGAAGCTATATCTTGTGGTGCATAGACACCTTGGACACCAGTGTCGCCAGGTACTATTGCATCTGGGCCCATTGCAGCAACGAACTCTGGCGGCGCAAAGATAACTGCACTCTGTCCATATGCTCGAACTACATTGATCAACTTCATCATTTCTGCTCCGTCAAAGTTGTTCTGACTGAATTTATTAACGGTAGGTCTTGCAGTTGCGTTTAAAGCTCCTCTCAATGCTTTTTGTACTTCTAAGAATACAGAATCTACCAACCCTTCGGTCATTATATCCATAACGTCCTTAATACTTTCAGCACCATCTAACATACGCTCGAAATCTATTGTAGCTGCTCCACCGACGGCGTGAGCGGGAATTTCGAAGGTTGTAGAGTCTAATCGGAAAGTTTCATATACCCCAGAAAGACCGACTTGCGTCAAGAACTTTTTGGCTCTGTTACGTCCAACTTTCTTTTTAAACATTGCTTTCTGACCTTGTTCAACAACTTTAATTTCAGCGAAAGGACCTAATGCATCGATTACTCGATTAGGAACAATTTCGTCTGCAGTTTCAATTAAAATCTCATAGATATCATATCTATTTTTCATAAACTGGTTAATAGAGCCAGCTAATTGGTTTAGTTCGTCTACCAGCGCCTCATTTACATTCTCTACAGAGAACGTAGCAGGAGCGGTACCTCTGGCAGCGTGTAATGCTAATTCTTTAATTTCTTTTATCGTAGCCATTGTATTTACCTCCTCCTTAATTAAGCCTGGATGACTTGAAATTTTACTCCGAATTGACCATCGGGCATGGTTGTTGCCTTAGTTGCTAGTAATACTGGACCTTTTTGTGGTTTGGTTTCTGAGATTAGGATAGAACCATCAGCACTTATTCCACCATATATGGGGTTTTCCATTTCTGCTAACGCTTCTTTTACATCGTCATCGTCAGACCAGTCAGTATCAACTGCTGGGTCATAACTAATGCAATTTGTGGTGAATTTATCCCCATTGTCTAATAGACCGAGTCTTGGTAGTACATCTCCTACCCCAAGTTTAAAATTCTTTAAACCTATTTTTCCATCTTCATATAGATGCTCTGCAGAGTAGTTCAATCCATAAAGAACTGCCCCGTCATGCGGCAATTTAATGGTTCTGCTTGCGTTGTCAATAGCCAAAATCATACCGTTTTCCGCGACTTTTCCTTCGAAGTCAGTTTCATCAAGGGAGCATTGTGCTTCAACTCGACCGTCTCTACGGAAAGCTACATTGTTTAGCTCTAACTGAGCAAAACCGTCAATTACTAATCTTTTTGCAGCCATATTTTATTCCTCCATTATTTTTTATATTTTGATAATAGCTCTTCGATACCGCCCTTAGGCTCATCTTTGGGCAGGTAATCAGGTTGCTTGCCTTTTGAGAATATTGTTGGGTTAGATTTTATTAGCTCGTATGCTAGTTCTTTATCTAAGCTAATAGCGTCATACTCTTCAATTTTTTCTGTGTAGTTGGTAATAATTTCTTCGGAAAGTTGTTCTTGATATTTATCAATAATTAACTTTTTTTCTTTAAGTTCTACTTCTTTTTTGAAGGCGTTAAGAACTTTAATTTTTTCTTGAGCTTCCTCTAAATTGCTAGTGAAAATGTCCTGCTCTGATTTTAAAGTAGAAATAGTCTCTTCCTGCTCTTTAATTTTCAGCTCAAATTCGGAATTTTCTTCTTCGAGCGCGGGAATTCGTGCGAACTCTTCATCAATCTTGGCAAAAGAACCCCCATTAAGCTTTTGGATTGTCTCTAAGGCCGCTTTTTCCTCCTCATTAACATCAACTATAAAACACTTTTCCTTTTTCTCAATAGTTACGGTATCTTCCTTGTCATCTTTAAG